TGCTATAGAAAATGGTGATGGGGCTATGTCTCATGCAAGAAAATTAGCTTCTATTGAGTTGGGTGCATTACCAAAATTTGCAAATATGGATTTAAATACAATAGATGCAAATGATCCTTTTGCTCAAGACTATATAGGTCATTTAGACAGAATAGCTAAACAAAAATTTGATGCTTATAACAAAAATAGAGTAAGTTTACCTACTCCTACCCTAGAAGAATATGTTTCGCCATTACGAGATATGCAGAAAAAAGAAGTTCCTGCAGGAGTACTTAACTTTATAGCAGAAAAAGTTGGGTGGCGTGATCCTATGGAACTTGTAGATATAGAAGAAACTAAAACTAAATATTCTCCTGACTTATTAGAATCTAGAAGAGGTACAGGTAGAAAAGGAGTTAGTGCAAAAGTAGCTACAGACCTTGATTTATTTAATCCGTTTAGAGGACAGCTTAGAAAAGAAGTTACTAAGCTTCGTTTCGATGATAGAAGTGGGAAAGTTTATCAAGTAACAACAGATGTAGATGGTAATGAAAGACTTTCTCCGGTTGCTAAAGATATGGATACACTTTTAAGTGAGATGAAGCCTTCTATGTACTATCGTATACGCCCTAAAAGTAAAGAAGAAATTGATGCAGATTGGAGGGAGTGGAAAATTAATAGAGTCACCAATTATCCAAAAGAGCGTAATATAAGTAATAATCAATTACTTATGAGACTAAGAGATTCTGATAAACCTAGTGATATAAGATTATACACAGAAGTTACCAGATCAAAGGTTGTTCCTTTACCAACGTCAGAATTAAATTCACAAGCTATGGCTACGATTATTAAAAGTCAATTAAATAAATTACCTGAAGAATTTAAAGACAAGGTTACAAATTTAGCAGATACTGAACTAGCCTACTTTGGTGATGAAGTTATAAGAAATGCAAATCATATAATTCAATATGGTGCAGTTAAAGATAATAATTTAGACACAAATCTTGAATCAGTAGCAATACAATATGCTATAGAGAACCAACTTAAAGGATTAACTAAAGCTAATGAGAATGATTTTCTAGAAGGATTTAGTCGTAACGAATATGTTTTTGATCCACAAAAATATGATTCAGAAAAATATACACCTGATATTGTTAATGTAGCAGAGGGTATGTCAGCAGAGCAATTTAGAAGAGAACTAAATAAAAACTTTGAAGGTTGGGTAAACTTAACTGATGAAGCCAGAGCAGCAAATGCTAAAAGGTTTAGAGATGAATATGGAGAACCTTTAGGTGGAGATTTTCCATTAACTTTTGACGAGCCTATAGTAGATAAAGAAGTAAGAGATAGATATAGTATTTCTCAAATTGAACGAGGAGTTCCTCAATTAGACGAAAGACAAAAATTAAGGGCAAGTATGCCTGAAGAAGAAATAGAACAAGAAGAAACTATGTTAGATAATTTATTTACTACTTCTCGAAATGTTATAAAAAATAGCATATCTAAACCTAGATTTAAATATACTATGAGTGCAACTGATTATGAGCAGTATGAAAATCTATTAGAAGAGTCACAAAAAATATCAAAAGATTTTGAAAGTAAATTTGGTTTCTCATTAGGTCAGTTTTTAGGATATAGTTCAACAACAAGAGGGGGCAGGGGTGAAAGGATAAATAAATTATTAGCAAATAATCCAACACTTTTAACTGATATAAATGAATTTTTTGAAACAAACAATTTATAATGAGTGATAATATACAAAATCTTTTTGATCAATTAAAGTCCGAAGAAGACAAAGATAAAAAAGAAAATTCAACAGACACAAACAATATAGACAATCTGTTTAATTCATTAGGGCAGCCTGCTATAACTTCTTCACCTATTAAACCTTTTACTCCTAGTTCTTTTACACCCTCGGTAAATCTAGAAGAAATAGATACTACTAGAAAAATGGCATATGGGGCTGCTCAAGAGCCTGCTATACTTGGTAGTACTTATAGATTAGGTAAAGCAGCGTTACAATCTGCATTCTCAGAAGAAACTTTTGATCAGGCTTCTAAAAGAATAGAGAGGGAAAGACAAGAAGAAATATTTGATGATTTTCCAGAGTTTAGAGGATTATCAGAACAAAGAGAAGATGCTGCAATATTATCAGGAAGAGTTGGTCTTGCTTTAGCAGACCCTATAACATTTTTAGTTCCTTGGACTAAGATTGCTAAGTCTGGAAAAATTGCTGTTGCTGCTACAGGAGCAGGAGTAACTACTGCAGATGTGGCATTACGAGAAAAAACTTTGTATGGTGACATTGATCCTACAACTTTAGCTATTGCCGGAACGATAGGTGGTGGTTCTAGTTTATTAGGGGATGTAGTAGCTAGAAAATTTGGTAGAGGAACTTTATCTGATAAAGAAATTGCAGACCTAGAAGATGTTACCCCTACTGCATTATCACAACCTTATGTTCAAAAAAGTGTTATGGCTCTACAAGATGCTCCTAACAATGGACAAGAAGTAAATGATTTAAATAAAATTAGATATGCTTATTTAGATGCTCTTAAACTTAAAAGAAGTATGAGAGGGGGAGAATACAAAAGTTTAGAAGGTAAAAAGAAAAGCGTAGAGAAAAATATTGCAGGTAAAGAAAAGCAATACAGAAAAGAATTAGAAGAGTTAAGAGTAAAACCTGCTGTTTTACGTGACGATCAGAAAATGAAACTTGTCAGTAAAGAAGAATTAGATAAACTTAGACAAGCCCCTGCTCGTAAAGTTAGTACTACTTATACTCCCTTATCTAAAATTAGAGAAGCTGTTGTTGCTAAAGAACGTGGTATAGTTAAAAAACAAATTAATCAATCAGAAGTTTTAAATAAAGAACTAAGCAAACTTTATAATATTGATGAAGTATTAAAACAACCTTTAGAAGAATTAGATTCATTATATGCTAGAGTAGGTGTTAAAAGTTATGATGAACTAAAAGAAGCTGCAAAAGATGCTAAACAAGCTCTTAGTTCTAAATATGCGGAGATGCATCAACAAGCTAATAATATGGCTAATGTTGGAATGTCTCCTCTATATGAATTAGATAAAAAAGGAAACCTTACAGAAAATTTAACACGAAGTATTATGTCGGAGATAACTAGACCTCTTTTTGGGGGTGGTGTAGGTTTTGGTTTAGGGGCAGCTTTTGGTGATGAAGATGATAGTGCTTTAATGTGGGGTTTAACTCTTGGTGGTATAACTGTAGGTGCACTTCAAAAACGTATACAAGCAAGTAATTTTTCTTTTAGTAACAAATCTGCTGCTAATGATGTTCTTGATCAACAATTAAGAAGATCAATTTTGACAACACTTAAAATTTCTACTGCCGGATCAACTGCTGCTAGAATGAGTGCATATGGTGGTCCTTTAGATACTGCTAGTAAATTGTTATTTAAACAACAAGGAGCAACTCTAAAAGGTAAAGCATCTTTAGCTGTAGAAGAAAGAGAAATGTTAGCTATACAAGAATATAGTAGAGTTATAAATGAAGAGGTTCTTCCTTTTATTGATGATGATTTGGCATTAGCTGCAGGTAAATTACAGAATAAATTTATTACAGAAGAAGATGTGTTTGCTCAATTTGCAGAAGATAAAGCAAGAAAAGTTCTTTTATATAGAGACAATATTCAAAAATTTACTAATCAAATTGCAGATTCAGTTGATGATGTTGGTATAGTTTGGAATAGACTTGATGAAAATGAAGTTTATGGTCTTACTCAAATGTGGGATTGGAAAGCAATTCATAAATCACCTAATGAATTTCGTGCAAAATTATATAAAGCAATAGCTCAACAACAAAGTTTACATCCTTTAAGAGATTCTAGACGTATTGAAAAAATAGCTGATGAGTTTACAGCTTCTTTATCAGGATTACAAACTAAAACAGTTTTTGATAAAAACAAAAAAAAGGTTATTATTCCTTTAACTAAAAACTTTGAAAAGAAAAGAATACTAACAGATCAAAAATCTAGATTGCTTATGCAAGATTTTTTAATTAATGATCCTCGTTTAACTTTACAAACCTTAGTGAATAACACAACAAAGAGTGTAGAGTTTGCTAGAACCTTTGGTCCAAACGGAGAACTTTTAAAGAGTATTAGGCAGCAAGTTTATAACAAATATAACAAAGTTGACTCTAAAGGAATAAGAGGTAGGAAGTTACAAGATAAAGAACTAAAACAATTAAACGATTCTATAGATGGATACTTTGGTTTATATCAAGCAGATCAAAAATGGAGTGAAACTGGTCAAACAACAATGGCACTTTTAACAGGGTTAGCAAATAGTACTATGCTAACTCGTGTAGCTCTGCCTAGTTTAGGAGACTTAATACAACCTTTACAAAATAGTGGATTCATGCCTGTTATAAAAGCATATGGTAAACAATTTAGAGAAGGTAAAACTTTTGCTGATCAGGGATTAGGTATTAAATATAGTTCTCAAATTGAGAATGAACTAAGAGCCTTACAATTTGGAGTAGACCCTAATAATGTTTGGCAAAAAGGAATAGCAGATTTAAACAGAAAATTCTTTCAAATTGTACAGTTAGAACGCATAACAAACTACGCAAGGGCTAAAGCATATGATGCAGGAGTTTATCGTGCTTTTGCTATATCTAAAAAGAAAAAAGTTAAAGGTTCATTAAAAACAGAAGCGGATGCTTTAGGTATTGGTGAAAATGAACTACAAGTTTTACGTCAATTTAAAAATGCAGAAGAAGCTTATAAAGATGCAGTAGGTAAAAAAATACTACATGTTGCCGGTTTTAAGTCTGCTGAAAGGGATGCAATAATCCCAACAGTAGGTAATAGATTACTTTTTGCACAATCTAATAATCCGGCAATAAGAGCATTGGGACAGTTTCTATCATGGGCACAAGCTAAAACTACACAGACAAATGCATTGCTTAAACGTATTGAAGATGGGGATGGTAAGCAGGCTGTTAGAATGTTAGCTGCTTTATCTTTATATGGAGGAGTGAGAGAACTACAAATTGAGTTAAGTCCTTCATCGTATTATGAGGATGAAGCAAATATTCCTGAAAGATTTTCTAAAAAATGGATAGGTCAAGCAGTTACATTATCTGGTAATGTGCCCTTTCAAGTAGATAAAATAGCCAATGCTGTTGCAGGTCCGGGGGCTATTTCTCCCGTATCACAAATGGTTCCAGTTTTATCATTAATGGATGATTTAGTTAGACTTCCTGTGAAAGGTGGGAAAAATATTTTAGCTGATGATTATGTTGGGGCTGCCTCAAATGTTTTAGACGTTACTCCTTTTGGAAAAGATTTTAGACAAATTTTAAATAATGCAGGTATTAGTGAAGCTGCGTTAGGAAGTAAACTTGTAGATGAGCCAAATGTAGACAAAGGCTCTAATATAGATAGGATGTTTAAAAGTACAGGCGGTGCAATAGGAGATGAGTATAAAGTTGATGATGTTCCTTATGTAAAAGAAGACTCCAAAGAAAGAGTTAATCCTTTTACAGGTGAACCTTATACTGCAATTTATGAAAGAGATCGAGTTGCTTTAGGTGTAGGCGGTCCATTATCCAAAATAATAAAAAATGCTTATGATGATTTAGGTATTGATGAAAAATTTATAACAAAATGGAGAGCCGACAAAGATATTGAAGTTAAAATAAAAGAAGAACAGTCAGGCTTACCTCAAAGAGTTGAGCGTAATAACGAAGTTGTTGCTGCTGCAAATAAACTAAAAGAAGGTGATATAAAACAAGATGAATATATCGGAGTTGTTAGAGAACAGATGCCTATAAAGCTTGCAAAAGAAGTTCCTCCCATGCCTACAAATGTTGAAATAGCTGCAGCTTTAAAATCAGATCAAGTAGAGAAAGGTATCTTAAATGTTAATACTAAACTAAAACAAAATGAATTAGTCGGTTTACGTTTAGATATACCTGCTTACAATCAATATGATACATGGATTGTTTCTATACATGATGGAACAAAAACATCAGGTAAAGCAAAAGCATATGCTCAAACTGGATGGATAAAAGATGTTGAGTTTAAAAGTAACCCGTTAGCTGCTTTTAATATTGCTACGAGTAAACCTAAAACTACGATAGGAAGAATGTTTGGAAAATGGAAAAAACACGATCCTGAATTTTTAAATAAAAAAGCACGGGAACTTTTAAATGATCCTGAGTGGACACAGGTTGGTTTTAATCCATACAGACACAGTTACTTTTATGAAAAAGCAACAGGTGCTCCGGTCGTTTCTGCATCAGAAGTTATACAAGTAGGTCCTTTAGTGCTTGCAAAAAATATTAAAAAGACTAAGCCAACAGACAAACAATTTGAAGTAGATAGATTTTTTAAAAAAGGTGAAGGTAAGAAATTTAACTTTAATGATGGTGGTTTAGCTACCGATGAAATTGAAGAGCATTTAATTTACAAAATGTTAGGATCATGAAATACAACCACTTCCTAGAACACCTTGAACTTAGAGAAGGTAACGAAGAATGCGTATACCTTGATACACTAGGCAAACCTACCTGTGGTGTTGGACATCTTTTGACTGAAAGAGAACGTAAATTCTATCAAGTAGGGGATGAGGTTTCAGAAGAACAAAGAAATGCGTGGTTAGAACAAGATGCTGCAATGGCATGGGAAGCTGCTGCTCAACAGATGCAAGACTTACGTATAGAAGATACAGACTTTATAGTTGCACTAGGCTCAGTAAACTTTCAACTAGGTACAAGATGGATGAATAAATTTCCATCAGCCTATAGAGCCTTGGCTAGTAAAAACTATGCTGAAGCAATTCGTCAAGTCTCAACAGGTTCAGGCAAGGATGGACAATCTAAATGGAAAGAACAAACACCTGTTAGAGTAGAAGATTTTGTTCTAGCTATTGACAAACTAACATAACAACCCTATAATGATATTATATTTAGAAGATCAATTGGAAGGATGCTACAGACAGTATTGCATTCACCAAGTAAAACAAGATATGCCTTTCATGAGTCTAGACGATTTTAGAAATATGTTTGAAGACTTAATGGAAGTTATATATAAGGACGAAGAAGTATGAAAGATATGTTAAAGAGTTTAGTAGGAGCAGTAGCACCTACAATAGGTACTGCACTAGGCGGTCCTATGGGTGGTATGGCTGCGAATATGATAGCTGATGTACTTGGAGTACCTAATACACCAAAGGCTATTGAGAAAGCAATACAAGAGGCTACACCTGAACAGATGCTTGAACTTAAAAAGGCTGAACAAGAGTTTGAACTTCAGATGAAAGAGCTTGATGTAGATGTATTTAAACTTGAGACAGCAGATATACAAGATGCTAGGGGTAAGTTTAGTAAAGATTGGACAGCTAGAATAGTAGGCGTATCTGTAGTTGGTGGCTTTATGGGTTATATATTTTTAGTAACTCTTCAGCCTCCTGAACAAAACTCTGAGGCTCTTATAAACTTAGTGCTCGGTTACTTAGGAGGATTGGCTAGTGCAGTTATTAGCTTTTACTTTGGAGCATCACATAAACAAGACTAATGAAACAGAAATTAAAAGACGTTATAGCAGACGGACGATGGAATTGGTACGGACTCGCAGACGAAGAAGAAGACTCTCAAGATAATTGTTACAAAGGATTATTTTGGAATCTTGAAACAAGAACATTCCTACGATGGAATGAATTAAAAAAGAAAGGAAAATCAACTGAAGGAAAAAGCACAGAGTAGCATCTGCGTTGTATGTATTGTTGGTTGGATGTATTTAGTAGCTTCGGGATACTACTATTACTTCTAATCACTACTTAGACTAGAAAAAGCAAGACCCTAAAAGAACGCTATTGTTAGCTTCACAGGGAAATTGCACGTTAAAATTGGAGAAGCATGAAAAAATTATTAGGCACAATAGTTTTAGGGTTATTAAGTATGTCTGTACTATCAGACCAAACAGGTGATTGTACTGCAGGTGAACAGTACTGTGAGCAGAATAGTTTAGATACAACTAACACAACGACTACAACAAACACCAACACGAATACAAATACAAACACCAATACAAATAATAATACAAACGTAAATACAAATACGAATAACAATACAAACACTAATACAAATACGAATGCTAATACAAATGTTAATACAAATACCAGTACTAACAATAATACAAATGCTAATACAAATGTAAACACTAATACATCTACTGCTACATCTGAAAATACTAATTCAAATACCAACGTCAGTACATCTACTAGTACAAACAACTCAACAGTTAATCAAACTGTAAACAATACAAGTAACAATACAAACAATAATAACTCAACATCTACAAGCACAAACAATAACACAAACGTAAACAAATCTACGTCCGAGTCCAATGTCACAACTGATAACACGAATAGTAATACCAATAACAACAATACCATATCTGATAATACTAACAGAAATATTAACCAATCAAATTCTACCCAGACTATAAATCAGAATGTTAAAACTAAAGCACCTCCGGCATCTGCTATTGCTCCTAGTATTATGTCTTACTCTCAAGACCTCTGTACAGTTGGAAGATCAGGAGCATATCAAGGACAGGTATTTGGATTTTCTACTGGAGGCACAGTTACTGATGAGAACTGCGAGCGACTTAAACTCTCTAAGTATTTATACGACACAGGTATGAAGGTAGCTTCAGTATCTATACTGTGTCAAGATGAAAGAGTTTTTAGTGCTATGGAAATGGCAGGTACTCCTTGTCCTTATCAGGGTAAGATAGGTAAAGAAGCTTCTAAAGCATGGAAAGAAAATCGACAAGATAGACCGGACTATGAGCAGTTAAAAGATAAATATATTAAGCATTGTAAAACTACAAGAAATGGAAAGGGTAAAAGAAAATCAGGAAGAACCTGTGCAAATGAGTTCTATGCCTCAAACTAAAAGTGTTTGGCAACAATTACTTGAACTCTCTGCAGCACTTACAGTTAGTATCAGCTTACTCTTACTCTCTTTAAACTTAACAGCTACATATATTTACGAAGGTAATCAAGGTCTTATAGACTTAACAGGTGTAAGTGGTACGACATCACTAGCAGCAGGAGACGACCAAGTCTCTAATGCTTTCAATCTTGGCTTTACGTTTGACTACTATGGTCAAGCATTTACACAAGCTAGAGTAGCCACAAATGGTTGCTTACACTTTAAAACTTCAGGTGCTTACTGTAATGACTACACACCTGACCCTCTGACAGGACAACACACATACACCTTGTATCCTTTGTGGACAGACTTAATTAGGGATAATAATTCTCAAGTATTAGCTAAAAGCTTTACAGATAAAACAGTCTTTGGTTGGTACAACATGAGAGAATATAATCGTAGTGGTTCAGACAATAGCTTTGAAGTTATTCTTTGGACAAACGACACATTTGAATTTAGATATGGTGCATTAGATATAATTAATCATGATGTTTTAATAGGTGAAGCAGGCAGCTCTTCTCAGCTTTATACTTATTATTTTCATGATGAATGTAATACTGGATCAACCAATACTGCTACTTGCTATAACTATGATTGGAATGACTCTGATAAGAATCAAAACTTAGAAAATGGTGGTTCTTTATATAGTGAAGGTTATATTGATTGTAGCAATCCTTTAAATAATACTTCTTGTTCAGGCTATGCAGATGCATACTTGTCTCAACAATGTGACATAGACTCATTATACGATACAAGCTGTCCTTACTATTGGGAAGCTTATGATGACCAACAATGTCAAGAAGACCCTCAGTATGCTCCGTTCTGTGCGGGATATACACAAGAAGCATCAGTAGCTTTCTTTGATGATAGTAATGTAGATTATGGATATGAAGAAGAACAGCATAATGATGGAGGAGGTTATGATGAAGACCCATATGCAGGTATGGTACTCACAGATGAAGAGTGGTACGAAATAGACGTAGAAGAATTTGGACAAGAACAAGTAGACGAATGGTTTGGTGACGACTTACAGTTTAACGAAGATGGAATGGTTGACTGGGATTCTACACCACACGAAGACTACATAGACATAGAACCTTTAATGGATGTGTGGGATATAGAACAAGAACATCACGAAGTTGTCACATACGACTTACTTCCTATTGATGAAGTACTGTTTATAAATGAATTAATAATAAGAGAGGAAATAGAAAATGAAATTGTACATGAAGAAATGGAAAGGGAAAGCTTTGAAACTTTGGAAGAGTTGGAAGAGTGGTTTGAAGAAGAAGTACTCGAAGCTGAAGAAAGTATTGAAGAAATACTGGCAGTTACTAACGAAGAGATTGAAGAAACTATTCGTGAAGAAACCCGTGAAGAAGAAGTCCACGAAGAAAGGGAAGTAGTTGAAGAACTATTTGCAGAAGAAGACGAAAGTAAACCTGAAGATGAACGTAGAAGTTCGGTTCGTGTCTCTGCTTTGGACGTTGTAGCCGGCACAATTAGAACAGCTTCTAACAGCGTTAGTAGTGCTACCTATACCAGTAGTAGTTCAAATAGCTTAAGTTCCTCTACGGGCACGTATGGAGCTTCTAGTGGTACTTCTAGTGGTGGGGTAAGTACAAGTAATTCTCCTAGTATGTCCGATCAAATAGCTTCTGCTAACGTACAGACTAACCAAGTCTTATCAATGAGTACAGGAGGAGAGTCTTCAGTTGGAGGTTCAACATCATTTAGTATTACACCGATGCCAACACTAGACGAGTCTTCACAAGTTATGATGGCTGATGTACAGGTCCAAGACATGCAAGGTGAGATTGACACAGCAGTCTCAGGAGTTATGACAGCTAGTGAAGCCGACCAAGTAGCTGACCAAATTATAGCAAACAACATTAAAGAACAACAAGACGAGGCTGAAGAACAACAAGAAGAGACAGGACAGTACGCAGATAGTACAACTCTTGTTGCTTACTTAGGATATGTTGCAGGCTTTGATAGTTACAAAGATGCACAGATACCACAACAAGATACGTGGTACGAGCCTAGAGCAATCTATGCAGGTGCAATATTAGATGATAACACACAGGCTTTTTATGGATTAGCAGGTGCTAGTCTAGAAACATTAGGTGATATGATAAACATGCAACCTAACTTATAACGGAGAAAATATGGAATGGTTTGAAAATAAAACTACACAGCTAATAGCCTTAGTAGGAATTGTAGGTACGCTTGCCGGTTTTGGATACACAGGTGCAGAGTATGTCAATAGGTTAGAGAATCTTGAAGCTGCAATAGGTGGGATAGATGATACCGAAGATGCTCAGAAGATTATTGAAGAAAGATTTGTAGCTATAGAAACTTCTGTTGAATATATTAACAAGAGTATTGACGAAGGCATAAGCCCATCTTTAAAAGTCATATCAGAAACTTCTAATGGTATGGGTAAAGATGTTGTGGCTTTACAAAAAGAAATAGAGTACCTACAAAACGAAGTAGATACTCTTAAGTCCGAGAACAAAAATCCTTTATCTAATTAATTTCAATCTTAGCATTAAGGGCATCCAGTTCTGACTCCAGTTCATTGTGGATGTTTAATATTTTTTGTCGTGCCTCTCTAATTACAGTTTCTATTATTTTTAAATCGTAACCTTTAAAAACTTTGTTAGCTTCTTTTAAAGGTAGCCCACTAGTTTCTGTAACTAAACGACCCTTGCTATCGAAAAGTATATGGAAGGATAATATGTTCGCTTCCGTTGCTTTCATTTTATATCTCCGTAAATGTTACTTTGTCTTGCTTACCTCTTAGTCCTGCCTTCATATAAGCTGTTGCTCTACCTTCAAAGAAGTTCTGATGTTCAACACCTAGTACTTCATCAAGCCAAGGTAAGGGGTTCTCTCTCTGATCAAAGTTAGTTTTTAATCCAAGTTGTAATAGTCTCCTGTCTGCAATGTATCTGTTATAAGCATACATATCTTTCTTTGTAAGTCCTTTCATGTCACCTAGTTCAAACACTAAGTCAAGAAACTTATCTTCCAACTCTACCATCTCTCTACATATTTCATACAGTTCTTTCTTGAACTCGTCTGTCCATATGTCTAGGTTCTCCTGTATAAATTCACGAAACAATTTAGTCATAGCCTCAACGTGTAATGATTCATCACGTATAGAGTATGTAACTATCTGCCCCATGCCTTTCATCTTTCCAAATCTAGGAAAGTTTAACAGGATTGCAAAGCTACTAAAGAGTTGTAAGCCTTCTGTAAATCCTGAATAGACTGCAAGTGTTCTTGCGATAGCCCGCTTATCTCTTCTAGTAGGTTTAAAGTCTTTAATATAATCATGCTTGTTTGCCATCTCTTCATACTCTGAGAAGGCTTTGTATTCTATGTCCGGCATACCAACAGTATCTAAAAGTAAACTGTAAGCATGCTGATGTATTGATTCCATGTTTGCAAAAGAACACATCATCATTCGTGCTTCAGGCTTTCTAAAGATACGCATGTACTTATCTATATATCCTGAACCAACATCAACATCAGACTGCGTAAACAATCTAAAGATTTGTGTAAGTAAATTCTTTTCTTCTTCGGTTAGTTCTTGCCAATCCTTGACATCTGTATGTAAGGGTACAGACTCAGGCAACCAATGCATTTGATTCTGCTCCACATACTTTTCAAACATCCAAGGATGATCAAAGGGTTTATAATATTCTCTGTTACTTAATAGGCTCATTTATTTATTCTCCTGTAAATAGTTAATTGCGTTTGTTAATCTTTCTGTGTTGTCTTTAAAATAACCAAGCCCTGCATTACAAGTACGACATAGTAACCCTCTTACGTTATTAGTTGTGTGGCAATGGTCTACACAGGCTTTAGTTTTAGAGGCATTTTCATCAAACTTAACAGAACAAATTTTACATTTATTATTTTGTTTTTGCAACATAATATTTCTTTCTGTTAAAGTTATACCATATTTTTTCTTTAACTCGTACTCTTGTCTCTGTAATTTTATTTTTTCTTTATTAATTTTATTATATTCTTTTTTTTGAGCATCTATTTTTTCTTTATTATCTTGATACCATTGCTTGCCATATTCGTTATAATAACTTTTTAATTGTTCTTTATTCTTTTCGTAATATATTTTATTATAAGTGTAGACTTTTTCTTTATTCTTTTTAACATAGTCGTTTTGAGTAGCACGTATTTTTTCTTTATTATTTTCGTAATATTTTTTATGTCTAATAGCTATTTTTTCTTGGTTGTTTTTGCGATATTCTTTATCATAAGCAGCTCTCTGTTCTTTAGTTTGAGGCATTGTCTTCCTCCATGTATTCGGCATACTTTTCAAGTAGCCATTTGTTAAATTCTTTTTTATATTCTTTTTCTGTGTAGGTTGTAGAGTGAGGGGTTTTGTTCTCATCACAATGGTCTAACCACATTCGTCTACAAAACTCACTAAATGAAGTATGCATTAAAACTCCTTAATAAGCAAGTCTAGCTTCTCTTGAGCAGTTGCCATCTTGTCTAGTAATACATCCATTGATTCAATAATATGTGGATGCTCTGCAACTCCTACACTTAATTGAAAATATGTATCGAGTTCTGTCTTAGCAATAGCTACTTCAGCTTCATACTTCTTTTTAAGTGCATCAAATCTTCCCTCATACATTGTATCAAATTTATCTTCTATCATATCTTATCCTTCACAACTTAAACATTCTACATCTTCAAGCTTAACTCTTTGTACTTTAACATTCACGTTCTCAGCATTACGAGCAGCATCTGATCTAAAATAATATAATGATTTTAATTTATTCATAGCATACCAATGAACATCATTGACATACTGCAAGTACTCATCATGAACTGCTTGAGACTCAGTAGCTTTAGGCATAGTGAAAAATAAATTTACACTTTGACTTTGACATACATAAGCTTGTCGCATGTGAGCATGTTCAACTAAATAGATTTGATTAATCTCAGTAGCTGTTTTAAATACTTCTTTCTCCTCATCTGATAAGACTTCTATTCCTTGTGCTGAACCATTAGCAATAGTCATATCTTTCCAAAGCTTTTCTCTTTCTTCTACACTTAATCCTTTCTTCTTTAGAAGTCGTTCCAAGTATTGATTCCGAACTTGGTAAGAACCCGATAAAGTTTTGTGCGTAAATACGTTAGCACGATATGGTTCAATGCTAGGGGAAGTGCCACCACATATAATGCTACTACTGGCATTAGGAGCAATAGCCATAAGATGAGCGTTACGCTTACTGCTACCATGTATATCAGGAGCTTCACCACGTTCTTTGGCAAGTCTTTTAGTAGCCTCCACAGATCGCTCTTTGATATGGGCGAACGCAACATTATTGATGCTTGTAGATCGTAAACCATTGAAAGGTAGTCCTTGACTTTGGAGTAAAGCATGAAAGCCCATCGCTCCAAGACCCACCGACCTTTCTCTATACGCTGAATAAGCAGCTTTAAGTAGTCCTTCTTTTTCTTCTCTAACATATTTTTTAAACCTCTCAAAATTTGCACTATAGCCACCAAGTTTACTCGTGTCTATAATGGCTTCAATAAAATGTTCTAATACATTGTCAAGCATTGTAATTAGATCATCAATAAACTGGTCATTCTTCTTCCACTTATCAAAGTGTTCTAAGTTGACCGAAGATAAACAACATACTGCGGTTCTCTCTTCATTAGTAGCTAGAACTATTTCAGAACACAGGTTGCTTTGATTTACTTTTAGACCTAAAGCTTTCTGTTCTTTAGGTAAGTGTTCATTACAGGTGTCTATGTTGACCATGTAAGGTTCACCTGTCTCTGCCCTAGCATTTAACATCTGCCACCACAAGTCTCTAGCACTTATAATCTTAACAGCTTCACCGCTCTTCGGATCAATTAACCTCCAGTCTTCATCACCTTTAACTGCATCTAAAAATTCATTAGTAATATTAATTCCATTATGTATATTTAAACACTTCCTATTTATATCACCGCCTGATTCTTTACGCATGTTAATAAACTCTTCGACTTCCGGATGTGATATATCCATGTAAGCAGCGTATGAACCTCGTCTAGTTACACCCTGATTAAAGGCAAGCATCTGAGAATCTACGACATGCATGAATGGGATTGAACCAGTAGAACGACTATGGTTAGAAGTACCAATACCATTGCTCCTAACATCTCCCCAATATCCACCGATGCCTCCACCTGAACTTGCGAGCCAAATGTTCTCATCATAGTGATCAGATAACCCACGCCTACTATCAGGTACGTAGTTGAGAAAGCAGCTAATAGGTAAGCCACGAGTTGTTCCCCCGTTAGAAAGTATAGGAGTACTAAACATAAACCATAGATCGGAACTGTACTCATAAAGTCTCTGTGCAAGATCAAAATCAGTTTCTCCTTTATACGTTGCACCAAAGACTGATGCTCTTGCGAATGCTTCTTGTGCATGTGTTTCTTCCTCCCAAAAATATCTATCCTTTAATGTATCTAAACTAAACTTGTCTAGTTTCTTTTCCTTGTCATAGTCTATAACTATTCCTAAGTAAGGCTTCTTGCCTATCTTGTCTTCGACCATTAGTCTTTCTCCTTGTCATTCAAATGTAATGCAATCAATGCGTAGTGTATAATTTTAAGTAGGTCTGCATCAGACTTACCATTCTTTTTACCATACCTCATAGCATACTTCATGATGTTACCTATACAGAAACCTTCACCATGTCCTGCATCAATAATCATATCGGTTGCTTGATACTTAGAGTGAGCATAGTGTTGTGTATAGGTGCTATCAATATATTGTTTAACACCATTTAAGTTTATGTTCTCATCAAATTTATATTCCATATTCTGTTATCCATTCTTTAGGTAAATTATATTCTGAGTACCACGTAAAGTCATTAGCTTCAGCCCACTCGGCATGACTTCGTTTAGTACCATCTTTTCTTTTCTTTGCTGCAGGCATAGCTGCTTGTGGTTGTGAAAATATAAAGATAAGTTCTTGATCTTTATTTAAACTTTTTCTTATCCAAATATATTTACTGTACTCTGCATGATCCCAAAACCTTCCTTTAGCCTCAAGTAAATACTCAACTCCATCTATTGTTCTGCGAAAGTCAGGCTCGTAGGTATGATCAACTGTATATTTAATTTTATCTCCATGATGCGACCACTCTTGTAAAGGCTCTACGTGTAGTTTATATTCCCAATTAGAATCATATCCTTTAGGCACACCCTTCTCTACAGGTCTAGCCTTTCTAGGCTTTCTATATCCTCTCATTAATGTATACTCACATCTTCAGGTATACCATCTAAACGATTGTCTATAAGTTCTGCCATCCTATCTAAAACAAAGTGATCAACCTCTTCTAATGATCCTCCTGCATACAGAAAGCTACCCAATACAATTATTATTGTAGCTAAATCTTCCTTCATTAGATCATTCTCTTCCATCTCTGAGTAGTTCTTCAAATCTAATTGATTCGACATCCTTGTTCTCCTTTTTATTTATCTGTTTAATCTTCTTTGCAAACCATTTAAAACTATATGCTGACAATAAAAACTTTCTATTTGCAAACACATGTCCTTCTTTAGGTAAGTAATCTTTAAAGTTCTTTTCATTTATAGACTTAGCTTCTTCAGGAGTAACCATACTTTTTAACCAATCAAGTAACATAAGTTTAGCATGTTGTCTTATTTGTTTTGCTTTCTTACCATTCATTTTCTAGTTATCTCCTGAACATTAGGTTCTTTTACTACCTTCGTTAAGTACATCAAGCCTTTCGAATATTTAAATACTCTTAAACCTTCACCATCATTAGCATCTTTGTGACATTCATTCTTATGTCTACAATAAGTACAACCCCTAGGAAGTTTCATGTTTCCTGCTTTACCTTCAGGTATAGTAGTATAGCATAATTCAGGCGGGTTGTCAAGCTTCAATGCTTTCTTTACCTCTCTTATTCTATTCTTTGCATTAGGTTTATCAAAGAAACTAGGTCTATGTAAAGTTAATTCACCACTCTCCTTATTCATTACAAGGAAACCACCTGCCTTTGTCTTCTCTGCTTCTTCGTATCCTGATAGCTGTGCTAAATATCCGAAAGGATCATCGTCTGCTAACGTACCATTTGCAAACTTCCTGAATGCAAAACTAGATGCGGTCTTTATATCTACAACCTCACCATCAATCTTACAATCCATATGACCATGAACATTACTAACCTTAACTTGTTTCTGCTCATCAGAAACCTCATGACCGGAAAGTTTTACCAAGAACAACATGACCTCTTCTAAGATATGACCATACAAAAATCTTATAAACAAATGAGGATCAAGCTTCTGTGTTTCCTCTCCTTCTGACTTCATGTCATACCAAAGCTGCCTTAAAGGTTTACCTATGTTAGACATCCTAAGAGTTTCTTTATCTCTTGACTTAGGTGTAGCCCAATGACGTAGTGCTTCTTTCATAGCGTTACCAAACTCGTCTAATACTTCTTCACTTACATCAAGAGCCTCACCCTCGCCTAGTACAGCCAAGGTACTGTATATATCTTCAACTAATGTATCTAATTTTTTCATAATGATTCTATTATTTGTTTTGCTTTATCCTGTGTAATTTTAAACCACTCACCCTTTCTTTCTTCTGCAGATTTTTTTAATAAAGAATGTGCTTTAGCTTCTGCTTCTTTTCTATCATCAAAGAATTTACTATAACATAATTTGTAATCTCTAAAGGGGCTACTTGTTTGATATTGTTTACACCTATCTTCAGCATCTATAGCCATACCTACCTTTACCCAATTACTCCAACAAGGATTAGTTATAATATATACATAACCCTCATCTGTTTTTTCATATCCTTTTAAAGAAGCAAAGGCTGCACCTTCAAAAGTTTTGAATCTGCCTGCTTTATATAAAGGATGAGACTTAGATACATACTTACCATTCACATACATTCTTTCAGGATTTGATTCAGGATTTGATTTAGCATTTAAAAATACATTTCTTTCTTTTTGACAATCTTTACATGCACTATCTAAACCATCATTTGCTGATTTACTTTTATAAAAAGCTTCACTTGCTTTTGTTTGTTTACACCTATAACAACGTTTAATGTGTTTCACTCCAATCCCTCCCAACTTTATATTCACCATCCATAGGACAGCGAAGGTTATAATATTCTCCTGCTTTAATTATACAGTCAACTGCCATTTTACCTACGTTTTCAGAAAGGTCTTCTCTAACTTCCATCTGCCATTCATCATGTATGTTAGCCACAAACTTAGCATCAAAGGTATTTAGTTTTATAAGGGAATCAAATAGTGCTAGTCCTTTCTTCATTATGACTGCTCCTCCTCCCTGTAATAAACTATTCAATGCAGCATGCTCACTCCGTATAAATATCTTTCTACCATCTAACCCTTTAAGGTATCCTTTCTTTGCTGCTCTTGATACTTTATCTCTAAGAGATTTAAATGATGGGTTATTATCAAAGAAATGTTGCCTAAGTCTTCTACCATCGTTCCTGCTTCCTCTAACCACACTCCCAAGCTTTGCATCTCCTGCTCCGTATATAAGTGCATAGATGAATGTCTTTGCCTGATCTCTTGATTCAAGTCCTGCAGCTTTCTGATTAGCGGTGTGTATGTCTCCGTTAATAATTTCATTTGTATACTCCTGATCGTCCATATAATGTGCAAGCAACCTAAGTTCTAATCCACTTGCATCTATTCCTACTAAGTTGTAACCATCTTCAACAGTCCAACACTCCCTGCACTCTTTACCATATAAACTTTTTAAGCTAGGTACTTGTGCTAAGTTAGGTTTATTGTGTGCCATACGTCCGGTAATTGTACCATTGGGTATCACAAAACCATGTACTCGTTCATCAGAACGTAAAGCTTTGACCCAAGAATCAATTTGTGCTATACGTTTCTGCAATGTTAAGTACTCTCCAATAAGTTTAGCTTCAGGTATATTAGTTATATTAATTAAGATACTCTCATCTACAATCGGCTGACCTGTTGGTGTAAATCTTTTTGGTTTCCATCCAAACTCTTGTAGGTATTGTCCAATTTGTTTACGTGATCCAAGATTAAATTCTTGTAGACGTTTACGCATGAACGGATTAACATCCTGTGTACGTATACATCTATCGTATTCTTCATCTGTTAAACCTCTCTTAGATAACTCACCATCCTTTTTTATATAAGGAGTAACTAACTTATCATCAACCATCTTAGGTTTAAATACCTTATGCACCTCATCCTCTGATGCCTGCATCTTCTCTCTAAGTTCAGCAAGTAATAGTTCTCCTTTCTTTATGTTAAATTTAAAACCATCCCACTCCTGTTGTCTCAAAGGTAATGCTACAGAATGTTCAAGGTCTACACTTTCTTTAGAGAATCCTTTACCTTCTTGTTGTAAAGCTTTGAACACCTTAGTATTTAATTCTACATCCCTGATACAATACTCTAACATCTTCTCGGAGTATTCATCATACTCTTCGAAGT